GTCTTCTTCCTCCCACACCATCCTTTTTTTCGTTTGCTTCGCGCTCTGCCTTTTTTCGTCTTTGTGCTTCTATCAAATCTTCTGCTTCTTTTACTTTTTTATGTGCTTCATCAACTGCTGCTTGTCCCCTTGCTTCTTTTGCAGATATAAATTTATCTGCATCCATGTTGTACCTACACTTTACCCATGATTGGTGTTCTTCTTTGTTCTCTGCGTCTGGACGTGCTCCACAATTATCTGCTTCACTCATTATAATATACGCACAGATAATATCCTAAATTTAAATAATATTTAACATGGATTAAATATTATATTATAAAAATCTTAACAATAAGATAAACAACTTAGTTGGAGTATGCAAGACCACCCATACCACTCATGACACGAAGGACATTGTAGTTGGTAGCGTACACACGAACTTTGGCAGTTGCGTCTCCACCGATAGCGGCAGAAGAAAGAACCAATTGAAGAGTAGCGTTATCGATTCTACTAAAATTACAGGTTCCAGATGGCTGGTGTTCTTCTGGGCGAAGAGCGAACGAGTAAACGTTGATACCAGAGTCTGGGTTGCGGGTGTGGCATTGGAATGGTTGAACAACATCGAAGTAGGAACCTTCACGTTCACTGAATCGGTCTTGACCGTTCAATTGAAGTTTGCAGGTAACCACTGGGTTTTGTCCCCAACAGTGTAATCCCAAGGCGGTTTCAGCAAGAACGAATGCTCCAGCATCAGAAACACCACTATCTCCTACACCAGCTTCTTGTGCCATGGCACCAGCTAAGCTAGCATTTCCAGGGTTTCCTACAACAGAAGCAGTAGATTCAGTTGCTCCTGGGTCTTGGAACAAACCAGATGCGCTGATAACATCGTTACCCGATGTTGTGCGACTGGCAGCAGCACTAGAGAATGCGGCCAAAGAGTTTGGCAAAGCATCAATAGCATCTGTGTAATTGTGTGGCTGAGCACCCAAAGCTTTGTTAAGAACAGAGTGTCCTTCAAGAGAAGCACAGTAATCAACATTTTTGTCTGGCTGAACAACGAAAACCAATTCTTTACATGGATGATTGAAATTCAATTTGATTTTATTGGACGAAGAACCAACGGATTCATCACCAGTAAATTGCAATTGTTCGATCAAATATTCATGTGGGTTTTGTGCCATGCGTCTACGTTCATCGGTATCAAGAAATACATAATCAACATAAAGGGAAGCAGCAACCAATGATTGAGCATAAGCTTCACTGGCTTTTACACTTTTTCCTGCGTTAGCGGATTCACCACCAAGGGTGCTTACAGCGAACAAACATTCGTCCGATGGGCGCAATTCCAAATTGATTTTGACTTCGTGGTATTGAAGAGCAATCAATGGAAGAGCAAGTCCAGGGTTACGACAGAACCAAAATTGAAGTGGAACATAAAGAGTCGTTTCTGGAAGAGCTTTTCTGGGTGCGCATACAGCATCGGGAACATCGGCAGATGAACAAGCTGTGGCAATGTTTGCGTAGTTAGGGTCAGTCAAGTAGGTCAACTGAGTGGTGTTACCAACCATTTTGTTGTAACCACGTTCTTGTTCAGAAGTAAGAGTCAATTGGTTCCAGATGTGCATCCAGTCACCATATTGACGATCAATTCTTTGACCACCAATTTCTACTTCAACCATAGAGATAAGATGTTCACCTGGGTTATCCAACCAACGGGCATATGCTGCCATATCTTGGTTGATTTCGGGCATAGTAACTTGTAAGTAAGTGCGATAGCACAGATCACCATTACGGGATACCGTGCATTGGACACGACGTCCAAAATCGGCTTGACCGTTAAATGTTTGTTCAATAGATTCCATAGCAAAGTTAGTGTGTCTGCGGTAAGTAACCTTCCAGAAAGTAATTTGCGGGTTACCAGTTAGGTAAACGTCTTGTGCGCCATAAGCGACTAGTTGCATGAGTCCTCCTCCCATAGTTATAATATTGCTAAAGAAAAAAAAATTTTGGAAAATAATTTAATTAATCAATTAATTAATTTATTTTATAAATGAATTATTAAAATCCATATTTGTTACCATAAATCGTTTCAAATATTCATCCAACAATACTTCCTTTTTCCCTTCATGATTTTTTGAAAAAATATATAAATCCTTCTTCTTTTTAACGGCCCAACCATTTTCTAAAGCATTATAAATAAATTTCATTTTTTGAATTGTTATATTTGAATTTTCCATCTAAAAAATAGGTAGAAAGTTTATTTATTTTTTACACGTAATTTATATTTAAAAGTAAAATTTGAATATATATAAATGCCTAGCTTTAAACCAAAAGCTAATAAAAGAATCAATATCAAATCCAAATCAAACATAACCTTAGATGGTAAACATAACGAAAAGATGAAAGAATTTGATAATATTAAAAATACTATTTTGCCAAAATTAAAAAAAGAAAGGAAAGAATTAAGAATTAAATTAAAAAAGAAAATGAAAATTGAAGAAAAACTAGAAATTGAAGATAAAATCAGAAAAATAAAAGACGAGGTGAATATACTTAAAACAAAACAAACAAATTATCTTTTAAACAATTCGAAATATATATTTGATTATTTTGAAAAAAAGAAAATGGTTTCGCAGGGAGAAAAAGTGAAAAAAACTGTCCTAAATAATTTTTTTAGCAAAAACAAAAAACAAAAAGAAAATGAAGAAATAAATGATGTTCAACAATATTTAATTAATGTGGATGAAACCTTTTTGAACATTAATAATTTTATAATAAATTATGATGTTTGTGAAAAATGTGGCGGTGAGTTAGTGGCGGTAGAACATGATGGCGTATTATTATGTAAAAAATGTGGAAAACAAGTATCTGTATTGATAGAAAATGAAAAACCTAGTTATAAAGAACCGCCTAAAGAAGTATGTTTCTATGCTTATAAAAGAATTAATCATTTTCGCGAAATATTAGCACAATTTCAAGCAAAAGAAACCACACAAATACCAGAGGAAGTTCTTATAAATATAAAGAGTCAGATAAAAAAAGAAAGAATTACACTAAAACAAATGTCAAATAAAAAAGCAAAAGATATATTGAAAAAATTAGGATACAATAAATATTATGAACATATTCCATTTATAAAAGATAAATTAGGAATTCGACCTCCTATTATGTCACCTGAATTGGAAGATACATTATGTAATTTATTTATGGAAATTCAAAAACCATATGCCAAACATTGTCCAGATGATCGTGTAAATTTTTTAAATTATTATTATGTGCTTTATAAAATGTGCGAATTATTGGATGAAAGAACTTTTCTGCCTTTTTTTCCTATGTTAAAGGACCCTGTGAAAAGAATAGAACAGGATGAAATCTGGAAAAAAATTTGTAAGGAACTTCAGTGGGAATTTGTCCCAACCATTTAAACATTTATCCAACCACAATAAAGATAAATTTTTAAATACATATAATGTTTTTGAATAAAGAAGTAAAACCGTCTGATATTGTTGATCAGGATTACATATGTTGTTTGTACGCCGATGCAGAAGACGACCGTTTATGTGTACGAGATCGTTGTTTGTTCAACTTAGGAAAAGCATACTGTTTTTGTGTATTGTTTTCATTTTTCATATGTGCAGTAATAATTCTCTCGTATTACTTTTTAAAGTCCAATTGACCAATTTGTTATTATGAAAAATATACAAATAAGTTACAATAATATATTTATTCTTATTAAATATAGTATAATGGTTTTTTTTAAATTTGATAAAATGAAATGGCCTTTAGTAAAAATTACATTGACCGGAAATATAGAGACTGAAGAAGATTTTAATGTATTTTTACATTCTTGGGAAAATTTATATTTGCAAGAAGAACCCTTTACACTTTTATTTGACGCAACCAATTTCGGAATGATAAGTATTTATTATTCTGTAAAAATGACTTTTTTTATTAAAAAATTAAAAAAGAAAAACCCTCAATTTTTATCACAAAGTTTAATTTTATTAAAAGGAAAATGGTTACGATTCTTAGTAAATTTTATGTTTGCCATCGAAAAACCTGTTGCACCAGTTTATGTTTATTATTTACAAAACGAAGAACCGGTTGATTTGATTAAATATTATGAAAAAATTTCTACATCTCCAGAAATATTTGCTAAATTTTTACCTTCAATATAAGTTTATATTACTTCTATTTTTTTAAAATTCCCTCCCCCAATGCCATTTATTTTATCCATTCCATTCTCTATATAACAACAATTGTGCTTATAAAATGGTCTATGTATTGCGCAAAATATTAACTTACATTTACACGGCATATCTGATAACTTTAGTTTTGTTCTACAATCTGGATGATTGCATCGTGGAACCTTTTTTTTAGTTTTGGATTTTTTCTTTTTTGTTTTCTTTTCCAACTTCTGGTTTTGTGCGTTCTCCTTGAAATTTGATGTTTCCATTTTAGTTGACATGTTTATTATTTAATGATATTATTTCATATTATTATTTTCAATTTTTTTTTGTTTTTGAATATAATAAATGGCACAACTAGATGAACAAAACGTACCACCATATTGAGTTGTGTCATTACCATACGTTTCAATAGTTCCATTCGGGTTTATACGAACACGCAAATGTCCGTTGCATTGGGTACATTTTTCAAATGTCTTTTTCATATAATTTTCGGATAATGGCGGACATCCCCATATATGGTTCCGCCCATCATGTGTTGGTGTATTAAATTTGTTCATTGTGAATTATATAATAAATATTTAATTAATTTTATAATTCAATTTTTTATTCTTTTGTTTCACCATCGTCAGTATCGCTTAGTTTTTTGTCTTTATCTGCCTCTTCATCTTGGTTTACAAATCTCCTTGGTTTATCTTTATCTTCGCGCGTTAACACATTTTCACCTTCAAATAATTCTTTACGAATGTCGGCTGATGTTACAGATTCGTTCGATTCTCCCAATGATGTTTCTACTGTGCTGGCATTTTTAACACCGACCAACTGACCATCGTCTGTAATATTTTGCGTAAGTTTGTTTCCGGTTTCTTTTGCTTTCTTAATATTTTCTTCAATTGCTTTTCTCCTGGTTTCTTTAATTCTCTTTTCAAATTCTTGTTTAGCAACTCTTTCATTTTCATTTTTATTATGCATTAATTGATTTAATTCGTCTTCCAAATATTCAACTCGTCCAGTCTTATATGCTTCTGGTTCCCATGGCATCCACATACCTACTGGTCCAACATATACATTATGATTTGGATCTACTTCTCGTAACATTCTACATCGTAATTCAGCCTCTTCTTGTGTTGGGTAACAACCTCTGACTTTCAATCCACGAGTGCTTGTTTGAAAATTGCAGGTATCGTTAAAATCTTTTAGTAATTTCTCTTCATTTGCGTCAAGAAAATTTTTATATTCATCTTGAACACACGTGTTTACCAAATTATCCTTTTCACTTGTCATAAAATCTTGAAAATCAGCATTCATTTTATCAAAATCAACATTATATTTATATGATAAAAAATTCATAAATTGTGTAAATTTATTCATTGATTTAGTAAAATCAAAATATTTTAGGAATTCTTCAAATAAAAACTGATTTTTTTGTTTTAAAATATTTTCAGGACTAATAAATGAAATACACGCAAATCTCTGACCGCTAACTGGTTTATCTTCATCCAACAAATCAATGTATTTAGGATTTATCATCCCGTTGCTATCTTTTTGATATTCATATTTACTCATTATAACTTTATTACATAATTTTATTTTAAGTAATTTATAATCTAATATATATTTTTTTCTAATTATTTATTATAATGTTCGGAAAGTTGAGCGAAATGATTGATCCTAGTGAATTAGCTAGAAGAGCTATTAAATATTTAGTAGAAGGTCTTATGGTTGCAATTGCTGCATACGCAATTCCCAAAAAATCTTTGAATTTTGAAGAAATCGCACTTATTGCTTTAACTGCTGCAGCTACATTCTCCATATTAGATACATATGTTCCATCAATGGCTGTTTCCGCACGCTCAGGCGCGGGATTCGGTATAGGTGCAAATCTGGTTGGATTTCCACGAATGATGTAATAAATTGATATAAATATAATCATTAATATTATTAATAATTATATGAAACAAACAAAAGGCTTAAAACGAAACACAATTGATAAATTTTATACAAAAAATAGTGCTGTTCTATTTTGTATTGAACATATCCAAAAATATGTAACTATTGAAAAACACGATTTAATAATTGAACCAAGTGCTGGAAATGGCGCATTTATTAACGCGATAAAACAATTGTCAAATAATTATCGTTTTTATGATATAAAACCTGAAAATGATGAAATTGACAAACAAGATTATTTAACATTGGATTCCAAATTGGCTAATAAAAGAATTCATGTAATAGGCAATCCACCATTTGGTCGTCAATCTTCTTTAGCATTAAAATTTATGAAAAAATCCACAAGTTTTAGTAATACCGTTTCATTTATATTACCTAAGAGCTTTAAGAAAAATAGTCTTAAAAATAAAATAGATTTAAATTTTCATTGTGTTTGCGAAGTAGATTTGCCTGAAAATTCATTTGATATAAATAACGATGATTATAATGTTCCATGTGTTTTTCAAATATGGGTAAAAAAAACAGAAAAAAGAAAATTACCAAAAAAATTAGAACCAAAACATTTTAGATTTGTAAAGAAGGACCAAGACCATGATATATCCTTTAGACGTGTTGGTGTTTATGCTGGAAAAGTTGATACAGAAACAAATGAAAAAAGTTTTCAATCTCATTACTTTATTAAATTTGACGAAGGAGTTTTTAATCTTGAATTACTAGACAAATTAAAAAATATTATTTTTAAAGAATGTAATGATACTGTAGGTCCAAAATCAATCTCGAAACAAGAATTAATTAGAGAATTCAATATAATTCTCAATCAATAGTATATATATATGAATGAAATTATATATACTATCATAGAATCGGCGTACATTTATTACATGTATAATATTTTCAAAACCAATATTTCTATAAATCATCCAGGAGAATATATATTGAATAATTTACCAATAAGTGATTTTTTTAAACATCCGCTGAATAATTCCGTGTATGAAAACAAAATTTGTCCCTTAGGACATATCACGTCAAAATTATTGGTTGTGTGGTTATTTTTAAGACTGTGTTTAGTAAAATACAATAAAACACACACTAAATTAGCCAATTCCATTATTTTTGGATTATTCTTTATATTATCATTGTTGATGAATTTGAACGCATTTATTTATTTGATTCCAGTATTTATCTATGAATATTTAAGATATTAATTACCATTTTGATTTTTTAACATTGATGCGTGGTCCTTTTCTACCCTGCGTAGTATCAAACGTTTCTTCATCATCATCTGATGTCATGTCTTTTGATATATCCCAAAATTCTTTTGCTCCCAATTTAAAACTTCCATGAGATGAAGCTTTATACCAAAATATTTGGTCTTCTAATTTATTTGACTTTACATTATTACTAACAACCAAACATTCATAATTTTCTGTACATTGGTCCATAACCTGGCAAAAAGATTCAAAAGTAGGAAACATACCTGCATAATTTTCAAATATTCTCTTTCTATTAGCAATATAAGGTTCACGCAAAATAAAAGTAAAATCAATATTAGTTCTTAAATTAGGAGGGACCCCTAAAGGATATTGCATAGTAATAACCAACATCAATTTCCAATGTCTCCCATTCATAAACATCATTCTCATCAATTTCTCTCTGGCCCAACTATTATCATATAAACAATCATCTAAAATTACAAATGCTCGCGGATCAATATTGGTTCTACCATATGCCTCTTTTTCTTTCTTAATTTGCTTTATTACCATTTTTTGTCTTTTCATAATATTTTCAAGAATAGCCGTATTATATTCATCGTGAATAAATAACTTTGGAACCATTCCACCATAAAAGCCATTTCCTGCTTCAGTTCCGGAAATAACAGTTCCAATAGGAATATCTTGATGATAATATAGCAAATCTCTAACTAAATAACTTTTACCAGTGTCACGACGGCCAATCAAAACAATAACTGGCCCAGAAGCCGTATTGGGATCAAACACTATTTTTTTCATATCAAACTTTTTTAATTCAAGGTTCATTATATAAGATTAACATATTTTGTCATATAATCCAACGCACCAAATAAGTTAAAATATTAAAGAAATTTTATTTTAATTACTCAAACAAAATGTTTTCAATATTTTATCAAAAAAATAATAATAAAGATTTGTTCAAATCTTTAGAAGAAATTGTAGATTCTACTAAAAATCAAAACTATATTCCAATATATAAAAATTTTTTTAATATTAACAATCAAAATTTTAATAACATAAATTTAAACCATACATACAATTTACACTTGATAAACAGTAAGAAAGCTGAAAATATATATAATTGTAATCTAAATTTTGGAGATAATCAAACCTTAAGTCGTGATTCATTTTTCAAATTTTCACCGTTATTAGACCCATTAAAATATATGACAGGCAAATATAAAAATATAACAGACGATGATTTATTATCATTGCCCGCTATAGAAAAACGCAAATGCCTTGAAAAAGTTAACAGAATTAATAATTCTGCCTATATAGATAGTTTTTTTTCATATTTATCAAGTCAATTGCTACACGAACACGATTTTATTCATGGACTTGATTTTTATGGTTCTTTTATATGTATAAAAAATAATTATGAATTTGATATCATAGATGATTTAGAATTTTTAAACGATAGTACTTATTTTCATAAAAATAAGAATATCAAATACAACATTACAAAAAGTAGTAATATTAATTTATTTTCCGAAACTACTAGAAATTATAAAGAAAAAATAGAATTTCTAGATGATAATTTAACGTTTGAAATAGATGACACTACTGAACTTAACTTCAATGATTTATTTATTAAAAATTCAAAACCATTAACTGTGGAAAATTTGAAAGAATTTAACTTGAAAAATAATGTTGTTTTTGAACAAGATATATCTAATAATAAAAAATCATCATCTTCGTCATCATCATCCACAAGTTGTTCATCAAGAACCTCAAAAACTAGTGAAGAATCTGAAAACGTTTCTTTAGATTCAGATTACATGGAAAATAATTCTGAAAACAGTAATTCAAATAGCGAAGATAGTGATAACAGTGAAAATGAATCAACATTAAGCAGCAATATTACCGCAAAAGCAAGAATCAATGAATTTCCTGTACAATTAATATCATTGGAATTAATGGATAATACCATGGATGAATTATTAGAACTTGATGGTGAAGATATAATGGAAGATAAAGAATGGACATCGTGTTTTTTTCAAATAATTATAACATTAATTACTTATCAAAAGGCATTTAATTTCACACATAACGACTTACATACGAATAACATAATGTATAAAAACACAGATAAAAAATTCATTTATTATTTATATAATTCAAAATATTACAAAGTTCCAACGTATGGAAAAATTTATAAAATTATTGATTTTGGACGAGCGATTTATAAATACAAAGAGAAGGTTGTTATGAGCGATAGTTTCCATCCAAAAGGAGATGCAGCAGGACAATATAATTACGATTGTTATTATAATAAAGAGAAACCAGAAATCAAACCAAATACCAGTTTTGATTTATGTAGATTGGGAACTTCATTATTTGATTTTTTTGTAGATGATATTGTAGATTTGAATATGGATGAACTGAGTCCAGTTGAAAAAATGGCAGTAAGTTGGTGTTATGATGATAAAGGAAAAAATGTATTATATAAAAACAATGGAACAGAAAGATATCCAGATTTTAAATTATATAAAATGATTTCGCGTAATGTTCATAACCATGATCCCAACGAAGTAATAAAAGATAATTTATTCAAACCATTTTTAAGTAGTAAAAAGAAAATCGGGAAAAAATCTAAAATTATCAATATTGATAAAATACCATCTTATGTAAATTAAATAACATACGATATATATATATATATATATATATATATGGCTATTGTAAATAGTATAAATTTAATTGATGATTATGGACAACATTTGCTTAGGTATTACAATGACGATATGTCATCGCATGATTGTGAAACATTATTTCAAACTGAAATAACACAAGAAATATACGATACATTTATACCATTGGGTGTGAGTAACGTTGATTGCGGACCAAATACACTGTGTGCTTTAGGTGTTTTATCGAGACAAGACGCAATAAAACTAGGTCAAAATACGTCGCATCGCGGAATGTATAGTATGGAAATTGCACATTTTATGCAACTATTTTTAAAAAATATAAAAAAAAAAGTTACACAAACATCTTTTATGCCAATAAGTGTTGATAAATTTACAATAATCAAAAATAGATTATTAAACAATCACGCTACTATAATTTTACTCAGTAATTCGGGTAAATTTGGACATTATTTATTATTAATGAAATGGAACAATGAATTTAAACTTGTTGACCCTCAAAATATGATAGTTTTAACGAATGATTTACAGGTTGACAAATATATTAGAAGTCAAAAATTGAATAGTTTTAAATCGTTTTGCGTTAAAGATGTTGTACCAAATAATAAAAAAAGAACCAGAGGTTCAAATACAATATTTACAAGATCCCTGAAAAGAAATCGAACCGGTAGAAAAAACAAAAAAAAGAAAAAACAAACCAAAAAGCAAAAACAAACCAAAAAGCAAAAACAAACCAAAAAGAAAAAACAAACCAAAAAGCAAAAACGAAAAAAGTATTCAAAAAGCAAATAATATTTATAAAAAATTGACTTAAACCCAACTAGAATATATATAGTATATTATTATGCAAATCTTTGTGAAGACTCTTACGGGAAAAACTATTACACTTGACGTCGAACCGAGTGACACTATTGAAAATGTAAAGCAAAAAATCCAGGACAAGGAAGGAATTCCCCCGGATCAACAGCGATTGATTTTCGCGGGAAAACAATTGGAAGATGGGCGCACACTATCTGATTATAATATTCAAAAGGAAGCGACTCTACATCTAGTGCTAAGACTACGTGGGGGATATTTTGAAATGTAATGTGGTTTCTTAATTATATAATTAAGAAATATATATATAAAATTTTTTCATTATTTTATATATATGAATAATATTTACAAGCGTGGTTTGTTTAAGAGATTTTTGAAAGATTGGACCGACATAATGTTTGAGAGGCAACATGAAGCTACAAAACAATTAAGAACATTTACTTGTGTTAAAAATAGAAACAATAATTACGAGGTTGAAAATGAAAAATGGTTTCCCAATCAATTGAATTCTGGCGAAGACTATGCTATTAAAAATAATAACAGCGACAATGATTTATTGTATTTATTAAAAAAAAATGATAAATCGGATTAATTTTATATTATAAATTTTCTAATATAAAATTATTTTTTAAAATGTCTTAGTTTTTTGTATAATAAATAATCACTTGATGAGAAATTACGCTTATGTTTTTTAATTTCTTTTTGAGTTGTATTACTATTCATAGATGCGGTTCTCTTAGTTAAATGATTCAATAATCCAGACGAACCATCTTTTTCGGATGAAATAGTAACTGTAGTGGCTACAAAATCTTCTCCCGGTGTATCATCTGTACCATTTGTAGAAATACCACCAAAATAGTAAGTCATTCCATCGAAAGTTGTACTATCTCCATCTTTCCAATTTCCATTCTCACCAGTTCTTGTTATAATTGTTGAATTATTGTAACCAACAACACTATATTCATTGTTTGCTAATTTTGTAAATGTAATATTATTTGCACCAGTATTAAAAACAACCGTGTCATTAATAGATGATAAATTTGCATAAACCGCTGTATCATTATCAAGTGGGCTATTGTTGGATAAGTTGACAGTTTCTCCACTTTTAATAACCATTACATTTGTTTTAACAATCTTATCATTTAATGCCAATTCTTCTTTTGTAACCTTGAACTGTTTACGCATAGGATTTGATGAAAATAATAATTTTAATACAGCATGTCTTTTTTGTCTTTTTTCCACTAATGTTGTTATATTTTTTAATGGTTGATTTAATGTTAATGTAATTATGTCTCCATCATTATTGATTACTTTATTTTTAACAATCTCTATGTCGTTGGCAGCAATACCGGAACTAGATGCTTCAGTTTCTAAATCATCAATTGTTTTTTTATTTTGACCAGATGAAGTAAAAAAATAAAATACATTACTAGCAGTTACATTTCCACCCGATGCTAAATTAGAAATATCCGAAGCAGATAATGCTTGATTAAAAAATCTTACTTCATCAAATTTACCACCACCTCCCCATTGATCGTATTGACTTGAATAAGTTGAACCACCATCATCAGGTTGTCCGAATGTAGCAGGCATATTTGTTGCTGAAGAAAATTCAATATAAAAATGATGCCATGTTAAATCGGCATAAGTTATGGGAGTATAACTGGATTCCCACGAAGTTGTTATTGCCGAAGATTGGTCTACACCATTAACATATAATTTACTTACAGCACTGGATGAAGACATAAAAGAAATTTTATCTTCCTCACTATGTCCGACAACATTCTTAAAAAACAATGAATTGATTCCATTTGTTTGTCTATTATTATCAAATACAGATTCCATACTGGAACCGCTATTAGCACTATCTCTATAATACCAAAAACTAACTGATTGATAAGTTGTGGTATTTATTCCCCATCTATTATAATTATTTTTACCTCCACCTTGTAAAGCATAATTACTTGAATTATATCCTCCAGAAACAATAGTTGCTGTAGTTACATTACCAGTATATGCGTTGTCTTCAAAATTTTCATATAATAATTGCGCAGTTGATAAAATACTATCATCAACTGAATCACCAGTAGCTGATGAAGCATTTGAATCATTCGTATATTGATGTGCGGGTCTTCCATTTACAAGCAAAATATTATTATGAATGGTAATTGTTGCAGTAATATTAGAATCTATATTGAGAGTTTTATAATCCGATATTTTAACATATGGCCAATCGGAACCAGTATATGATGGTGTGTTATTAGTATCGGAATTATTAACATAAATAGTTCTTTTTCCAGTGTTTGCTGAACCACCTGACGTTGTGCCTGGTAAACTTCCAGATACTTGTAAAATTTCATTTGTTCCTTCAGTTTTTTTACTAATATTTACAGTATGATATGTAAAACTAATTACGGCATCACCATTGGCGTTTGCTATATTTTTATTTGCAGTTGCACTTTTTGTATATGTTATCATTGTTTTATTAATATCAGTAACTGTTTCTTCAGGGCGAATTAATAATGTTCCTTCTTCCATAACTATTACATCGTGAATATTTTTAACAACACCATCAACTCTCAAAAGAAAATCATTTTTATCAATATTTGTATTAGCGGCAATTGTTTGATTAAATGTAAAAATTAATGGTTTAATATCATTACCATTTTTAATACGAAAACTATTTATTTTTTTATTATTATTATCTTTTAAATGTTTTATAGCGTTAGAATTTTTTTTATAAACAACAT